GGTGCATAGAGGCCCATTTGTCGAGAGTTTTTCACGATGTGAAATTTTATATGCTATTTTTTGCAAATCTTTCGTGCAAATACGGGAGTTATCCACAGGCAGCGTAAGCAAGTTGTAATTGATCACTGGCTATCGCAAAATAAATGCTAATTGGCTTTAGCAAAATGCACGATAATTGCTAGATGAGTGAACTCTTTGACAACCCAGCTGTGACCCGCCTACGCCGACCGGGCGGGGGGAAAAAGCCGGGCGGCTATGTGCGACCTGAGGAAGTCAGGGATTACGACCAGGCCAAGGCTCGCAACGAGACAGCTAAAGCCGAGCTGAACGAGCTTGAAGTGAAGATCAAGACCGGGGAATACGGCTCACGTGCTGCCTATCGCCAAGCCGCAGCTACCGCACTGGCGTCCCTAGCGCAAACACTGCGATCAGTGCCTGATAACTTGGAGCGTCGAATGGGTATCTCACCCGAGGTGGCCCAAGAGGTGGGCAACCAGATCGACGCAGCACTTGATGACCTAGCGTCAGAGTTTGAAATGATGACCAATGCTTGATGATGACGCGCACTACGCCAATGCAGTAGATGACATTTGCAGTGGCTACCAAGCATTGCGCCCTCCACGCCGGGTAACCGTCTCGCAAGGTGCGGCTGACGCACTGGTTATCAAACAGCCGGGCGGCTATGTCGGCCCGTGGTCACCGACCGAAACCCCGTACATGATCGAGCCCATGGACATGCAGGCCAGCCGCCGCCATGAGGCGGTGTGTTTTGTCGGACCGGCCCGCACCGGAAAGACCATGGGGTTGTTGGAGGGTTGGGCTTCGCACATCATCACCAACGACCCTGGCGACATGCTGATCATCCAGATGACGCAAGACAAGGCCCGCGAGTACAGCAAGACGCGGATCGACCGAATGCTGCGCCACTCGCCCAAGGTTCACGCGCTCAAGTCGCAGAGCGGTCAGGACGACAACACCCACGACAAGATGTTCAAGCACGGCATGTGGTTGCGCATTGGCTGGCCGACCGTCTCGCAACTGTCATCGTCTGACTACCGCTACGTGGCGCTCACCGACTATGACCGGATGCCCACCGACATCGACGGGGAGGGCAGCGCGTTCGCGCTGGGCCTCAAGCGCACCACCACGTTCCTGAGTCGCGGCATGTGCCTGGTTGAGTCAAGCCCCGGCTACGATCTGAACGACCCCAACTGGTCACCGATCACCCAGCATGAGGCCCCTCCTGCCGAGGGGATCATGGCCATTTATAACCGCAGTGACCGCCGCAGGTGGTATTGGAAGTGCCCCGACTGCCACGAGTGGTATGAGGCATCACCGGGGGTTGCCCTATTCAATTTGCCACCGACCCAAGAGTTGCTCGAGATGGTGCGCGAGGCTGACATCGACAGTCTATCAACGCACTACGCTCATGTAGTGTGCCCTCATTGCGGCAGCATCATGGACAAAAAGCACAAGCACCACCTGAACATGACTGGGCGTTGGGTAATCGACGGGCAGTCGATTGACAGCAATGACCAGCTTCATGGTAGCGCTCTCACGTCGAACATCGCGGGCTACTGGCTGGGTGGGGTGGCTGCTGCCTACCAGCCGTGGAAGTCGTTGGTGATGCGCTATATGCAGGGTTTGCGCGAATATTCCTTGACTGGCTCCGAGCTGACATTGAAGACTACCGTCAACACCGATCAGGGGATGCCCTACTTGTCGATGCTGCTACAAGAGGCGGCAAATGGTGGGGCGAGCCCGGCAGACCGTGCCGCCAACGAGAATGAGCGCTATGTGGTACCGCCAAAGACACGGTTTCTCACAGCCGCAGTTGACGTACAGGGGGGTGCCGGGTCGCGCTTTGTAGTGCAGGTGCACGCGCACGGCACGAACTTTGAAAATTGGTTGGTTGACCGCTACGAAATTAAGGATTCTGCGCGGGAGGGCATGGGCAGCGAGTTCGCCCCCATCGACCCGGCCAGCTACGCTGAGGATTGGGATCAGCTGACCGAGCGCGTGGTACGCAGCACTTACCGAACCGAGATTGAGGGGGTTGAGCTGCGCATCAAGATGACCGCAGTGGACTCAGGGGGTGAGGATGGTGTGACTGACAAGGCATACGCCTGGTTTCGCCGGTTGCGCCAGGAGGGGTTACACAAACGGGTCATGCTAGTCAAGGGGGCATCAGCTAAGGGGGCACCAGTACTAAAGGAGTCGTGGGTAGGTAACCGCAATGCCCGCGAGAAGGGCGACATCCCGCTCTATTTGCTAAACACCAATTTGCTGAAGGATGGGGTGTACGCGGGCATTCAGCGCAAGACGCCGGGCCCTGGGTTCTACCACTTCCCAGCACCGAAAAGCAGCACCAACCCCAAGGGCTGGCTGCCGCAGAGTTTCTTTGATGAGCTGGGAGCTGAGGTGCGCGGCAAGGATGGGGTCTGGAAGCAGATTCGCAAACGCAACGAGTCGTTCGACCTATGCTCGTACAACCGCGCCGCCTGCCTACGCTTGGGGGTTGACAAGATCAAGAATTGGGACAGGGCACCTGCTTGGGCAGCACCGCTCGCCAAAAACAGTGAAATCATGGGCTCTGATGAGCGCCGTGAGATGAAGTCCAACGTCATCGTGGGCGAAATTGCGCCAGTCGTACAAAAGCCCGCTGACCCACCGATCAGGCGCAAAGCAACCCGCCGGGCAGTCAGGTCAAGTTACCTGAATTGAAATCTTACCGTTTGTAAAAAAGAGGATACAAAGGCACTATCAGCGAGCAAGTAACTTCGCTGGAACACCACATGGCTGTAACTCAAACCGACATTGACACGTTGAACTCAGCCATCGCAACCGGCGAAAAGGCTGTGATTCTAGACGGCCAAAGCATTAGTTACCGCTCTATTAGCGACCTAATTGCTGCCCGCAACGACCTGCAAGAGCAGCTTAACCGCGCAGCCGCCGTGGTAACCAACAAACGCAAGCCCAAGCGTGTCGGGATGTATTACGCTGGGCGAGGGTACTGACATGGCAAAGCGCATTTCAAAGTCTGAAAAAATTCTCAACCGATCATCACTGGCCTCGTTTAAGGCCCTATATGATGCGGCTGGCTACGGTCGGCGCATGAAGGGTTGGACACCCCCATCAAGTGGGCCGAATAAGGCTGTTGTAGGCTTACAGAATATTCGCAACCGGTCCCGCGATGCCTCGCGCAACGATTGGTCGGGTGAGTCACTGACACAAAAGTGGACAACTAGCCTGATCGGGGTTGGGATAACACCGCGCTTCAAGCGCGTCATAAACAAGTCTCGCAAGCAATTTATCACCGACCTGTGGAACGATTTTGTCAGCCGGTCGGACGCTGATGGCGTACTAAACTATTATGGCCAACAGACCCTTGCCGTGCGTAGCTGGATTGAGTCAGGCGAGGTGTTTGCCCGACGCCGCTACCGACGCGCTACCGCAGGGCTACCGGTGCCTATGCAGGTGCAACTGATCGAGGCTGAGTTTGTGCCATTGCTCGACTCTGACACCTGGCCAGGCCTGCCAAAAGGTCACACTATTCGCAGCGGTATTGAGTTGGATAAGAGCCAGCAGCGCGTGGCTTATTGGGTTCACAAGGCCCACCCAGGCGATGGGCAAGTAACCCTGGAAGGTGACATGCTGGTGCGTGTGCTAGCCGCTGATATGCGCCACATCTTTGAGCCCAAGCGCCCCGGCCAGTTACGCGGGGTATCTGCAATGGCACCTGTGCTGGCGCGACTACGCAACATCAATGACTACGATGACGCAGTGCTTGAGCGCCAAAAGTTGGCCAACCTGTTTGTAGCGTTCATTACCCGCACCATGCCGGGCTTCGATGCTGAGTTGGACATCGACCCGTTGACCAACCTACCTATTGAATGGGAAAAGGGTGCCCCACTGGCCGGGATGCAACCCGGCATGAGTCAGGAACTTGACCCTGGCCAGGATGTGAAGTTTGCCAACCCCCCGGAAGCTGGCACTACCTACAGCGAGTACATGCGTACCGCCAACATGGGCACAGCTGCTGCGTCAGGCATCCCATACGAGGTGTTTTCGGGCGACATCGCCAATGTGTCAGATCGCACACTGCGTGTGATCATTCAGGAGTTCCGCCGATTCGCTGAACAGCGCCAGTGGCAGATCATTATCCCTATGTTCTGCCAGCCGGTGGTCGAATGGTTTGCTGAGGCAGCTCGCGTGTCGGGCCAGATCAGCGACGAGGAATTTGGCATGGTGCGCCGGGCCGAGCACGCGCCTCACGGCTGGTCATACATCCACCCAGTACAAGACCCACAGGGTAAGGCGCTCGAGGTCACTAGCGGTTTCCGTAGCCGTTCTAGCGTCATCGCCGAGCGCGGTGATGACCCTGAGTCAGTTGACGATGAACGCAAGTCAGACAAAGACCGCGAAGACAATTTGGGGCTGACCCCAGTTACAGCAGTTGATACAAAGGGAACTCTAGTGCCAAAGCCAGAGCCAGACCCTGGAAAGAAGGTAACACCCACACAGTTTGAGCGTGCTCTGACAGGTCTGATCGCCTCACAGATTCACGCTATGCAAAAACCCCATGAGCCAGCTCCAGTACCTGTAAACAATATCGTGGTTAATAACCCTGCTAATGTGACCAATGTGAGTAACCATGTCGAGCCGACACCAGTTAGCTTGACAACTGTTGTTAAGCCGACACCATTAGTAGTGAACAACCTAGTCGAGCCGACACCCGTTAACGTGAGCGCACCCAACGTTAACTTGGTCAATAACGTGGCTCCTGCCGAGGTTAAAGTAGTCCTACCGACACGTAAAACTGAGACAACAGTTGAGTACGACGCAAAAGGCAACATCGTTTCCACCAGCCAGATTGAATCGGATGCTGAGTAATGACCTACCTAATCGCACTCATCGCCACAGCCGTGCTTTTGCGAGAGACAACCACGCTTGATCACTGGATAGCATTTGACGCTTGGGTGTTGCGAATCTTAACGCTAGGCAAGTCCAAGCCCGGCGAAACCATCAGCGCGGCAGCGTGGGATATGAAGCTGGCTGGCAAGACACGCGGGCACATTCTGGTGGCCGTGATCAATTGGATTTTCAAAGTCCGGCAAGCAGACCATTGCCGAAAAT